TGAAAGATGAAAAGGCCAGAATGCTGGTTTGGGCCAGTGTTCTCACTGGGAAGCCTGGCTATAAAGGCCTAACTGCTGACCAAATTGATAAGGAAATAACAACTAAGTCACAGAGAAGCCTAGATAGCTTGAACGATAGTCTGGAAGATTTGCAGGCAGAACTGCCTAATTATATTCCAGTATCTACTACTTTAGAGAAGCCCGATGGAGCGGCTCTCCCCATAGCTGACAATGTAACACCTAAGCCAGCTGATACTGAGGTAGAAACCCCAAAAGAAACGGCTGAGGAAAAAATTGTTACCCACAAGCGTAACTTTAGGGATAAAAAACATCAGGATTTGTACGACAAATTTCATACAAAATCCTAATATAATGGAGAACTAAAATGGGTGGTTTTGATATTAATAATAATTTTCGTGGTACGTATTATGGTAAAGACAGATTAGGATTCACGACTCCTGATGCTGATAGTTCTGATTGGCTGCGTCCGTGGATACCTGTCCCCTATCCTGCTCCTTGGCTCCCTGGACTGCGTAGAGATGATGCTCATCCAGTTGGTGCACAGGTGGTAATTTCGTCTCATCAGCTTGTTGGTCTAGATGCTTCTGGTGCCCTAGTTCCTGCTGGTTACTTCAGCGGTTCACAAGCAGCTGCTCCTGCCTATACAATTACTGGTTCTGAAAGCCCGGTAGTTACTGCTGGTGCAACTAGTGGTGTGCTAACTATTTCTCATATCCCAGATTCAGCTGGTACCTTATTTGCTAATGCCGTAGCAGGCGATCAAGTTGCTGTTCTTGGGATGACCACAGCTGGCTTCGACGGTACTTATAACCTTACCAGTGCTACTTATGCAGGCAGTGCTTGGACATTAGTATTTGATAATACTGGCTTAAGCTATACAGCCACTACCAATCAGACTGCTGGAACTATTCAAGATGTTCAAGACAGACTTTGCTTGGTTGTATACGGCTCCAATGACGTTGGCTTTGCCGTTAACCCACAGAAGACCAGCACTTCTACTTTAGTCAGAGTAGCTGCGGCTGGTGAACACGTACTATTAGGTTGCCCAACTAACCTGGTTGGTGGATTTACCTATTACCTGTATGATGGTACAGCTGTTACGGTCAGTACTGGCGATGTAACTTTTGCCAAGACTTGTACCTTAATTCCTGGTCCTTCAGCCCGTGCTATTGGCTATGTGGTTCGTAACGTATGGCAATTCTTGGGCGGAGTATTACCAATTACCAGCGCAACTGGCATGGTTTATACCCTTGACACCATGATTCCTTATAACTTCCGTGTTTCCAACTATATGCATGAAATGGGAACTGCTATCCAGACCCGTTTCGTACTAAGAGTGCCTTATATCGGCAGTAATCCTGGTTACTTAGGTGCTTGGGCAGCTGCTAATTCCAGTGGTAATCCAGATATCACTGCTTATACCCAGACTGATTTTAGTCGATCCTTTGTTCATGCTGTTGGTACCAAAGGCAACGCATCTGGAAATCTGTACAACGGTTGCAGCGTTGTTCCCAGCAAATTCGAAGGTGACTACGGTAACTATGCTCCCTATAATTCAGTATTTAACTCAGCTGATGAGATTGTAGGACAAGTCTTGGGTATTGAACATATGTATCCTATCAAAGACTTTGCAGATAGAGTTCGTACACAGTTTGATAGAATGCAGGAACTAGTTGGACCTTTCAGAGAGCCTAATCCAACGATTGGTTTGATGGGTGGTTCTGCTACTCGCGGCATGGATTATGCGATTTCACTTGCTACAAATTCTCTATTCCGTGAAAGTATTATTGACGGAGTAACCCCACCTGAAGCTTCATATTCATACGGAATAATTCATGTGGACTGTCGCTAGCTCATAAGTTATTGATTTTATTGTAGATGCTACAAGAGCACTTATGAAGACTTTAACAATCATTAGTAAGGGAAAAGGAATTATATCAGATGGACTGAGATGTGCTAATCCCAGAAAAGATGATATAAATAAGATTTGTAATAAACTTCTAGTAAAGAAAAATATATTAGGACAAATAGCTGGTAATTTTCTTTGCTCTAGATGCGATCAGCTTATAGAAGTTAAATTAATAGTTCAAAGTAATTAAATTCCCTGCCCTATGGGACAATAAGGGCTAATGTAATTCTCGGTAGAAAAATTAAGGAGTATAACAAAATGGCTAAAATGGTTGAAATATTACACGAGCCTGATTGGAAAGATGCTGAAATTAACAAGCAGCTGGATAGAGTAGATTCTATCTTCCGTAACGGTGGTTTTGACCCATCTAGTGGCGAAACCATGCAGATGGCAGATGCTATGGATATCCCCAATGCGGCTTTCCTCATCCCTAGGGTGCTTACTACTTTCCTTCAGGAAGGTATTGAGCCAATGCTTATCGGTACCAGCTTGCTTCCTAAAATTCAATATGTTCCGGGTATGCAGACAGTATTTCCTGCCCTAGACGTATTGACCGCTAGAGAAGCTGCTGATGGTGGCGCTCTACCAATCTTTAATATCAACGTTGGTGGAGGTATGACATTCGGTGTGACTGTCAAGAGACACGGTTTGGCTCTTCGTGTAGCTGAGAGATTCATCGAACAGTCTACTTATCCGTGGTTGCAATACTGGCTAAAACTAGCTGGTAATGCTCTAGCCCGTCACAAGGAAGAGTATATTTTCAGTTACATCCTCGGTCTTGGTACAGTCGTATTCGATAATAGCGTTGCTGGACGTTCCTATGGAGCCGTTCCTCAGCCTATTAAAGGTATTACTACTGGTCGTAATCATTTAGGTGAATTTAATGGTTCCATCGTAGCTGATGATATTTACGATATGTATGCCCAGGTTCTAATGCAGGGTTTCATTCCTGATACAGTTCTTGTCCATCCTATGGCTTGGTTGATGATGATCAAAGATCCTGTGCTCAGAGAGTTTGCCATTCAAGCTGGTGGAGGGTCATTCTTCGCTCAGTTTACTGGTAACGCTGCCGCACAAGCTTTCCCATTCTTCAACTTTAGAGGTCTAGGCCCTGGAGTTGGTCAGACGGGTCAATATAATGCTGGAGTTCTAAGTACTGCTAGCCAGACTGGAACTGTTCAAGGTTTGCCACAGAATCAGACTTCTGCATTCATGCTGCCTAATTACTTAGGTCTGCCATTTAGGATTCTTGTCAGTCCGTTCCTTCCTTATGACCCCGTTAATAAACTGACTAGTATTATCCTATTCAATTCCAGTAACTTAGGTGCCCTAATTGTTGATGAAGAGCCTCATGTTAATAGCTGGAATGAACCTCAATATAATATTAGAAATATCGGCATTGAAGAGAGCTATGGCTTTGGAATCCTGAATGAAGGTCAGGCCATCGCTGTTGCAAAGAACGTTGCTATTAAACCCAACCAAATCGTACTTCCTGCTCGTACTGTTATCGATTTGGCTTCAAGCAACACATTCCAGAATCTCGAAACTACTATTAACTTCCAGGTTGGTAGTACTGGTGGTACAGCGCCCGAGAACGTTCTGGGTAACTAAAACTTTATCTACCGAGATTAATCCTCC